GTCTCGGCAATAGAGATGCGGGCGAAGCCCGGAGGAATGGGGGTGTTCATGTCGTTGACGACACTTGCCACGACCTTGTTCTTCTGGCGATTGACAATAGCTCGGCGATAATCCTCTTCACCCCAAGAAGGGCGACCAGAGATGTTCAGGGCCTGTGCCATCTTCTTCAGCTCAGCCAAGGTCTTACCGTTCAGGTTAACAGTCTTGTTACTCATATATGTGATCTCCTTAATGGAAACGAGGCCATTGTTGTTGGCCCATTTTGAGGTTTGAAAAAGAAAAGGGGAAGGGAAGGTGTTTAGCCTCCCCCTCCCCTCGTCTTATGTTAGCCACTAGTCCTTGTGGCGAGGTGTTACTCCTTAGATGCCGGAGCTATTGTCCTGATAGTCATAGACGTTAGCACCCGAGAACTCACCCAGCGTACGCTGCGGACCAACGAACTCAACCGTCAGTTCGAGGTTACGAGCCGTGGCCGGGTTGGTAGCCGCGTTACCGTCCAGAACAATTGCCACGTCAACAGTGCCGGTCGTAGCCGCAACAACCGGATTGATCGCGGTATTGCTAGCTGCACGCAGCGCCGTATTCGTGCTACCGGAAGCAAGCAGAGCAGCCGGAACAGCCGAAGCAATCGAGTCGCTCAGGTACGGATTGGTGGTGGCATCGAACGCCTTACGAGCGTCAACAGTCGTACGCTGGAAACCAACACCCGTGGCACTGAGGGTCGGGGAGGCGTTGGTCTCAAGGTCGTCGTTACGCAGAATCGCGCGGACAACCTGAACACCGGGAGCCAGACGCAGGAACTTGATGACATCGCCGCTCAGCAGCGCGGTGCCAGCCGGGATAACCACCCGAGCAGTGATGGAACTGACAGAGCCTTGCTCAACGGGGCGGTACGGGAGACCGCCGTTGTTGAACAGTTCCGAAGTGAAAATAGCCATTTTGTATGTCCTCCTTAGTTATTGGTCGGTTGGATTATTCAGTAGCCGCCGACTCAATGCGGACACCCCAGCGCTCGTTCAGGCGGGTAGCGCAGTACCAGAACACGTACGACGCAAAGCCACGCTGACCCAGCGGGTCGGTTTCGCTCTTGATGGAGCCCGGAGGATTCACGTCCAGCTTGAACGAGTTGCGGGTCTTGAACTCCGTAGTGCCCCAGAAGTTCTCGGCCATCACAACAATCGGGTACACGTCGGCAGCAGCGCCGTCACGCGAGCGAACACCCGTGAAGGTCGGATTACCCGAACCCCAGAACGGCTCAAGGTGCGGAGTGAGGCAGAAGCGGATGCCTTCGCAAGCACCGATCTCGTACTCGTTCAGGAGCGTGCCCGAACCGTAACGCTGGCTCTCGATGAACTTGTCCAGATCGCGCAGATCAGCGTCCATGTCGGAGTGGGTGACGGCGATGTAACCAGCCTGCACCGGCTCCGTGGCCTGACCCGTACCAGCGCGGATCATTGAGGTCATGTACTTGCCGTGGTTGTTACGCAGCACGTTGGTAGCAGTACGAACGTGCTCTAGCTGGACGGTGTCGTTGACAGTGTTACGCGAAGTAGCGGAGCCGGTATAGATGACCTGCGAACCACCGCGAATGGTCTGCCAGTTGATGAGTTCCTTCGTAGTACCCATCGCCTTGCCGAGTTCTGCACCGATCTCCTTGAAGCCAACGTCCGAATGGAAGTTGTACATCTTGTCGGTAACGCGGATGATCTTACCGTACTGATCGACCTTATCGGTCACAGTCTCCTGCTGGAAGTTCTCAGCAGCCGGGGTCACACCCTCAACCAGACTGTTGGTGTCAACCTCGATCTCACGCATACGCTTCCACACAAGCGTGTCCGACTTGTTGGCAGGCAGCGGGGTACGAGTAATACCGGGCAGCTTGTCCAGCACCAGCCACGGTTCAGCGTTGACAAGAGCGTTCGGAACAGCGTAAATAGCAACGCGCTGGGTGATACTGGCGCTATCGTAGGCCAGAAAACCTTGATTGTAAGACATTAGTGTCTATCCTCCTTGATAGATGGGATTTCGATTAGAGTTTCAACTTACCCTGAGCAATGGCTCGATCCATCTCTTCGAGAAACGAATCAAACTCAGGGGTGCCCGGAGGAGGTGGATTCTTAATCCGCTCTTCGAGCGACGGCTTGTGGCCGGGGGGTGGCGCACTTCGAGCCGGGGCAGCAGCACTCGTAGTCAAGCGCGCCTGCCGGGCCTGCTGGACTTGAGCCGCACGAGGATCAACCTCGGGCTGGGATGGCTGCTGAGTGGGCTGTTGCTGCTGGACGTAACCGTGGGCTGCGTTGTACTGGCTTGCCCATTCAGGGTAGTAGTTCTTCAGAAGCTCTTTGTGGATAGACGGGCTGAAAGGGTCAGCCTGATACCACCGCTGAAGATGCTCTGGCATTTCCTGAAGGAACTGCTGCCAAGGACTCCACTTAGTCTTCGGATCAACGTAGTCGATGAAGTCAAGGGCTCCGGGCATCTGACGCTCAAGCTCGAAGCGGCTCTGTTCAACGAGACGAGCCTCCTCTTGCTCTGCCAACTTAACCTTCAGTTCTTCCACGGCAGACATATCAACCTTCGGAACCGAGCTAGCCATAAGCTGCTGGGTTTCGACAAGAGCATCTCGGGTCAGTTCGAGAAGATCGGCTAGCTCGGGGTCAGTCCCCTTGACTCGTGCGATCTTATCGGTTAGCTCTTGAATCTTACGAGCGTTCGCGGTCTGCGTGTTAGCTGGAGTAGCGGTCGGGTTCGACGGCTGGCTAACCGCTCCATCGCGGAGTCGTTGTTCAAGTTGTTCGCGCTGTTTGCGCTCTTCTTCGTACTTCTTCTGGAAAGCGGTCTGACGACCAATCTCAGAACGATACCGCTGCTCGTGGTACTCGCGAGCTTTACGCTCTTGTTCGAGCCGCTCTTCGACAATCTTACGAACAGACGGGTCAAGGGAGTGGAGCCAGTCCTCGTTCGGGTTACTCGGTTCACTTTGGGAAGTTGCGCCTTCCTTGGCGCTTGTGCCGCCTTCCGCTGGAACCGTCGTGGATTGGTTCGCTTCGGTGTTCGCGGGAGGAACCTCCGGCTCATCTACCTTTACGCTACTTTCAACCCCACCACCACCGAGGAACTTCTGCAACTCTTCTTCAACCTTGGCAATCTCTTCAAGGTTGTTTGAAAGGAGAACCTGCTCGTACTTTTCAGCAAGCTGATTCTGAAGTTCTTCACGGGAAAGCTCCGCTGCGGGAGTGTCCGGTGATTGGGACTGATTGTACTGTTGTTCAGTCTGATTGTCAATAGTGTCGCTCATGTTTCTTGTGATCCTTTTTATTAGCGGCCCGAATGGGCGGCTTGGACGGTTACGAGGGGGTTAGTTGTAAGCCTTCTCAAGAGCTTTCTTGAGCTTGCTAATCTCGTCCCACCGCCCTCGTAACTTGTCGGTGTAAGACTGGTCGCCGTCCCGAAGGACGGCGTTTACCACTTGCTGCTCATGTTCTTCCAGTAGCTTTTTGATCCACCGGAAGGTTCCGCTATCAGGGTCAACGTAATGACCATCCACCTCTTTTGCCATTAGACACCCGATCCTGTTTTAGCCTTGAGTTGCATTTCCTCGCGCATAAGTGCTCGTTCCGAAGCACCTTCAGCGGCCGAGATACCAGCAAGGAACCGCTCGGTTTCATCCGCCATGTTCTGCTTCTCAAGCTGGGCAATGACCTTGGCTCGATCTGCTTCACTACGGGCTGCAAGCTGAAGCATAGCGATCTCACGCTCAGTCTGGACTTGAAGCACCCGGCTCTGGGCATCAAACTTACGAGCCTCAATCTGCTCAAGGTTAACCATCTCCTCCAAGCGAAGCTGCTGGAGTTGCTTGGTGCTTTCAAACTGGAACTTCTCTCGCTCGAATGCCAGACGCTCTCGTTCCATTTCAACACGACTACGCTCAATTTCCAGCTTAACTTGGTTCGGATCGGGAGGCTGAGGCTGTTGAGCACGCTCTTGACGAATCTGCTCCACTTGCTCAGGGGTACGAATGATCCCCATCTCAGGTAGACGCATCATCGTAAGGCGAGCGCGGGTCATGCTACTCTGGTCAACGTGGTCAGCCAGCTCCGGGTTCTGGGCCGCTTCAACCGACAACTTCTCAAGGTTGGCAATTTGGATTTGCTTGTTGCGCAGTTCGGTAGAACTACGAACATCCACCTCGAAGTCGAAGTTAGCGAACTCAGGCCGCAGGTTGTACTGAATATTCCAGTGGTACATACGATCAATCAGCTTCTGGGTGATGCAGTCATCCCAGCTTTCAGCCTTCATATCGGTGACAATCGTGGCTGCTTGCTGGAGAATCGCCATACCAGTGGCTGAGTCACCACCTACCTGAGCACCGCCCATCCCGCCTGCAATCAGGTTGATACCCGACTCTTCTTGTGCCCATTGCTGAGCAAGCTGGAGAAGAGGCATCAGAGAAGGCGTAACGTTAGCCGGGACAAACTCCTTGAACACTTGCGAGACATCTTGCAAGGTCGAGTCCGTCACGTTAAGAATCATGTGTGGGCGGAGGGTCCAGTCACCGCCTTGCGGCTCAACGTAGTCCTTGTTAACGATGATGATCGGACCCGACGAGATACTTGCATTATCAAGTATCATGTGCAGAGTAGACGTGTGGATACGCTGGCTATCCTCCATCTCGATGGGAAGACCGAAGCCGAACGGACTGTTCGGGTCTTTCTCCCACACACACGCCATGTAAGGCAGCTCGTAGGCCCCTTCAATGGCCTCCAGAGAAGCTCGGATAACCCGACCGTTACACACCCACACCTCGCCCATGTAAGAGTTACCAAGGCTGTCGTAGGTGGGTTGCAGGCCAAGCGCGTTAGCTTGCTCAACCGAGATAGGTCCGTTGTACTCGATGACGACGTACTTGTGCTTGAGGTAGTTCTCACCCGAGTCGGTCTGAGCACGCACATCCGCAAAGAACTCAGCGTTGTACTCATCCGGTCCGTTCTTCAACAAATCACGGATAGCGTCGTCGAAGAAACCCTCGGACGTAGCCAGCTTGGCGAACTGAGTCTTGGACATCGGATGGATTTCGATAGCCCACTCTGCATCACAAATATCATTGACCGTCGTATCCGGGTAGAACATCCACGGATCAACACGGTAGACTTCAGGAGCGGGAATCGTCTCATAGGTGGGAATTGCTACGAGAGAACCATCAGGCGCTTGCGTGGATTGATACACACGCTTGGGCTTGAGGCTGGGGACTGGACCTTTGAGGACACCCGTGCCAAGACGAACCATATCGGAGATCGCTTGACGGGCTTTGGGTCCGTACTTGGTAGCGCTCAGTTGATCGTAGATTTCTTGCTCAAGGGCTCGGGATGCATTCGCCGCGAGAGCGGGGTCGACGTCAGGCCGGGGACTGGGCTTGATGTCCCAGTTCTTGTCTCCCCCGGAGAATTGCTGAGACCAAATCTGAGCCTCGGCAATCTTGCACTTTTCTGACACAAGGTTGTGATCCGGTCGAACCCGGTTGACCCCTTGCGTGTGTGAGTCGATAGTATTACCGCGATTCGAACTCTTGTTCCCTAGGAGTAGGCGTGTTCCTCGTCGCCACTCTTCTTCTTTTGTGTTACGGTCGGAGGAAGCGAGTCGCCATTTCTCTTCGATAGAGTGAGCCAACCCGTCAAGTAGCTGACGGCGTTGGTTATCGATGGCTTCCGCTTCCTCTTGAATCCGCATCATTTCTTCGGGGCTAAGTTCGATCTCGGCAACGATGACTGCATCTACGGGGGCTTCCCTAGATGTCATACTTGCGGCCTGATCCATTTAATGATTGCCCTCCTTGGCGGGAAATTGGGGGTTGTTTGGCGTGCTTAAGCGCCTGCGTGGCATACCTTAACGAATCCTGAATATGGTCGTTTTCTTTGATGATGCGGCCTTTCTGATCTCTTCGATATACAACATACTCTTTTGCAAGTTCAGAGAGGCTTCGGAAGAACTTTAGCCGGCCCGTAGCCAGCATTTCTTGGATTTGGTAGATACCTGCCTCAACAGAGTTGTCGGCTGGAAAGAGCTTCAACCCGAGATCACGGTACATATTGAAGAGTTGCTTACCGTCAACCTGAGAACGGCCTCGGGATGCTGGATCGATAGCGATAGGTATCCAATCACCACGGCCTTTAATCGCCGCAGCGTGGACAAGAGGCTCTGCCTGCCCTCGCTTGTATTCTGAGTAGGCGAAAACTTCTTTGGTATCGGGATTTTCAGCCAACCAAATACAGGCGGTGTTGTTCCAACCCACGTCCATACCCGCGATTTTCTTCCAGTGCTTGGGGATATCAAAGTCTTTGACAAGGATTTCTTCAAGCGGGATGGTGAAAATCGTACCCGAACCCATCGAAGGGAGACCCTTAGAGCGAGATTCCTTTAAATGGGGAGGAGTGGCGTCCAACATGCGCTTCTTGGCATCTTCGGTGAGCCACTTAGCATCGTCCCAGCCTGCAATAATGACTGCCTTAGACGTTCCTTCCGTCTTTTCGATGGAATCGATCTCGCCTCTACGCAATCGTTCCTTGGCTTGTTCCTCGGCATCCTCTCGGGATAGCTTTACAATACCCGGAATCTCAGAACCACGGGGAAGGAAGTCAGCGTTGTTGTAGAAAGAAAGGACGAGAGGGGTTAGACCAGCCAGAGGAGTAGCAGTGACGTACAAGATACCGTTGGTGGTCATCGTACGAAGGTATGCCTCGGAGTAAATATCAGCCGGAGGCAGCTCATCCATCCACACAAAGTCTTTCTGTGTTCCGTAGAACGAAACGATACCCTGCTCAGATGACTTGAAACCAAGTCGGCTCGTACCACCCGAGATGTGCTTCACAAGAACGTAGTCAACTGCACCGCCTGAATTGGGACGATACACAACCTTCTCAATCCGGTCAGCGGGAATCATCCCGGTGCCCATCTTACCGATGTCGCCAAGCAACTCTTTCTGCACGATGTCTCGGCAGGTTTCCTTGTTATCGCCTACAGCCCAACCATCGGTGGGCTTATCGAACTTACGTCCAGGCCACCAATCCGGGTATTCCCCGAGAAGATGGCAAGCGGTCTGGAAAGCTCCGGCAATGGTCTTGCCGCAACGATTCGCCGCAGAGAAATACGTTTCTTGATAGTCCCTGCTAGCCGAGAAAAAGGCGTAGTGTTTTGGGAGATTCTCAATACCGTACGGAGTGCCGGGAATAAACCACCTCACCCAACCACTCAGTTTCTCAGCCTCTTTCTTCGCTTCCAGCGTCTCTAGAAGATCAATCAAGTATTGAGTACCGTCATCCGAGCCAAGCTCAATGGGCTTGTCCAGATCAACAGTATCTACCTTAAACACCATCGTATCGTCAAAACCAAGCTTACTCGCCATTGCTCGTCACCTCTCCTTCAATGATTCGTGGGAGAAGCCCGGGCAAGTGCGCTTGCAGGCGTTTGACCAATTCTTCCTTTGTAATCTCCGTATTGACCGAGAGTTGCTTGACATTCTGCTCGGTCTTGTCAGCCCATCCGAAGTGATGGCTCATGCGAGCCTTCCAGACGGCTGTGTTGAAATCCTTATCGTGGATCGCTAAACGACCCTGACGTTCGTTCCATGCCTCAGCAATGTCATTACCGCGCTCAACGAGTTCTCGGAACGCAGCGCTAGTTTGACACTTCTGTGCGAACTGTCGCTTGGTCAGTTCCATGTACTCAGCTACTTCCACATTAGTGTAGCCCTGTTTGTACAAGGCGATAATCTCTCCGGCCGTGAAATCCTTAGCCATACGTATCGATCTCCTTATCGAGGAAACGGCCGAAAGGCCGAGGGTTGTTAGCCCCCGGCCCCGGCGATAAACATCAACCCAGCTTAACCAACACACCCTCAAAGGTAAGGATCGCCGGAGGCGGCGGACTAAACTGGGGAAGAGGGTACACCACCTCACTCTTAACCACGGCCTTGAACTCCAGAGCACCATCCGGTCGTCGATCAAACTCAATCGAGCCCGCTTCAACATCCACCTTGTTACGAATCGAGTCCATAAACCCACTAGCCTTCGGCTGGTTGAGAAGGAACGTCAATTCGCTACGGTTGCTTGCACCAACCAACCAAACTTGCTCGCCACGTTCGTTGAACGAATAGATGGCAACCGAGTGAGTCTCCTCACCGAAGTTGTTGATGAACACACCGTACCCCGACTTCTCGGGATTGTACCACACACCAGAAATATCCACAGTAGGACTTGACTTCTTTGACTTCGCCATACGCTTGTGTAGCTCCTAGTTACGGTTGATGGGTTTGAGCGGTAAGGTGCTTTATTTGACCGGGCACTTGCTCAAGGTGAACGACCAAAAGATACGGATCACCTCCTTTGCGGGTACTACTTTCTACTAGTCGCTCTTCTTAAGCATGAAGTAAATACCAAGAAGAGTAACGCCAACGAAAAGCAAAGACAACCATTCATTTAGATGCGCCACAGGCGCGAGTCCCTCCTTTACCGCTTCGAGTTGAGCGGTTTGGGTGAGGGCTGCACCACCGGCTGTGAGAGCTGCTCCTGCCTTTTTGTTGCTTTGCTCGGTATTGGGCGTGGGGTCGGGGACCAAGTTGGAGGAGGGGCCGGTAGGCTTGTCCGTGACCAATTCTTCGGCATCGACTGAGTTCTCCCGTGTAAACGTAGTCCCCGAAAGAAACAGATCAGCCTCTTCCTTGCGTCGGTTAATCAATCCTTGAACAACTTTTCCGCCTGATTTCCTCCACTTGGGGAACTCAGCGTAGGCCCCGGCGAAGTCGGACCGATTGATTTTCCGAAGCATCGTTGAAGTGGCGAACTGAGTTGTACCGATGTTGTAGCAAAGCGACATAATTGCATCCCATTGGGGCTGGGACAACTTCACTTTAATCAGGTCTCGGCAAACAATCTCGTCTTGAGAAACATGTTGTATGAGAAGCTCGTGTGCTTGCTCGCGGGTAATCTTGTTACCGGGGAAGGCGTACCTTGGATCGGTAATACCCCAGCCAATCGTAGGCTTACCGGCCAGATCAATGTACGTCTCTTCGACAAAACCTTCCCACTGTTTAATCAGGGCAAGTCCTTGTCCCGAGATTCGCATGCTGTGGTTTGGGTTGGTCATCTATGAACCTCTTGTTCGTGTGTTATCCGATCCATCCGAAGGATGAGCCGGCTGTAATGACATCCCCCGCATCCGGGGACTCTTCCTCTGTCACCGTTACCGAAGTACCAGCGACAACGATAGACCATCCTCGGACTGTTCCTAGTTCGCTTGCCCAGTATGTGCCGTCGTTCAGGCCACCGACCGTCCAAACGCCAGCATTGTTCGCACGCACAGTGGCGACCTGCGCACGACGTAGCGAGACAAGCACCTCACTGCCAGGCGTCGCCCCCGAGCCGCTGACCACGGCAACAGCGCGGTTTCCGAACGAAAGCATCGTGGGCCGGCTGCGATCTGGAACGATGATACCGATGTCTCCAAGCGCACTCATACGAGCGGGTCCTGCCAAGTGTCAGTGGTTTCGACAATGACCTTGCCGGCGGAGTTGGCTACCGCGCCTACGAACTGAAACTGCGCAGAGGGGTCGTATCCTGCGGCATTGAAAGTGTCGCCATATGCGACAGTCGTGCCGCCTGCGTTAACGTTGTGCAAGGGCGACCACAGATTGGGGAAAAATCCGGCCGATTGCTGATTTGAAAGAGTCGAACCAGCTGTGCCATTCACCCAAAGTTGAGGGGGGCTGATAAAAAGCTCTCCATCATCATTTGGCGCCTTTGGGCCAATGGTTCCGGCAAAACCTGATGAAGATGTGCCGGTAGTCCCCTCTGTGATGAAAGCTGCGCGCGGTGCCTTTGACACACCATCAACAGTTCGCATCGCAAAAAGACGCGGCCCGCTTACGCCCGAGTATGCAGATTGAAACATCTGCGCGGCTTGCGATTCAGAGGAGTTGTTCGCGCTTGCTCGCACATTGACGACATAGTTCCAAGAGTTGGCAGAACGAATAGGCGAATACCTGCCAAAAACATATGTGTCGGCAGAGTTTGTTCCATTTCTTACGGAAAGGATTAGCCAGTTTTCATCAGCAACAAGAGTCCAAGCGCGAGCGGTTGTGTCCAGAGTGTCTGATGCCCGCCAAACGCTATTGGCATCCGTCACGTCTGACAAAGACGGGAACGGGTCAACCAGCGTGTCAACGTCGGTTGCACCCTCGGCGGCGCGCACAAGCGCCTCGCGGAAACCGCCGGTGCCGCTGCCGTCGTGGACAACGCGAAGGAATCCAACACCGTCAACAGTTCGGTAAACGGCCTTATTCGTCCCCGTAAAAAGCAGCGTCCAGCCCTTTTTCGGGAGCGATCCGTAAGCGGTTCCGGTGCCAGTCAGGCACGTCGTCAGCAGATTGACGAAGCCGTTGCCCGTGGTGCCGTTCAGGACCGGCGCGCCAGAGTCCGTGCTGAGGTAGGTGGTGACGCTCATACGATGTTAGCCTCCACAATCAAAGTCGCCCCGGTCACAGTGCCGCTCACGGAGGTAATCTCAAACTCAATCAAGTCTCCATCCCCGATGTTTGTCCACCCAGTAGCAGAGCCCGTACCACGAGCACCCCCACTGATCGAGGGAGGAGAGCCAGCCGTAATAGCCGTAAACGTTCCGCTGGAGAACGGACGAATCCGAACATCCACCGTGATGTCACCTGAGCTACCAGACTTGGGAAGAAGCGTCCATGCTTGAGGATCAAGACCGCTTGTGGCTCGAAGCTCAAATCGAAGTCCCGAGGTAAGCGATTGATCCACCCCGTTTACTCGACCACCATCCCAACCAACCGTGAGGTTGGTGGAGGATGGGCCTCCAGAGATAGCAAGATCGCCCGGACCAAGCAGACTGTTGCCGTTGACCGTCTTAATGTTTGTACCAGAGACAAGAGTGTTTTGTTTTGTAGTCGGATCAAAGTTACCCGCATGCCACATCGCATTCCCGTTGAACTCGGGAGCAGTGCTCTCACTGGTAAAAACGAAAGCGGCCGTATCACTACCGCCATCACCGACGGCCTCTAACCTCCAACCTGTGTTGGTTGATCCGGTACGACCCATCTCTAGCTTCGAGTACGATCCGGCGTTCGTGGGATGATCGTACTGGACCGTGAGGATATCCGTTCCCACAACGGTCTTAGTGCCAGCACTTGAGGGTCCAATTTGAAGAGAGGCGGGGATGGTCAGCTTAGTGCCATCCCACGCCGTTCCGGCGATACCTCCAAACGCTCCCGCGTTGTTGTACTGGAGTTCGGTTGGGGAACCACCGGGAGTACCGCCACCCCCGGTAGGGGCTTCGTTTACCCACTGGTTAGTGCCCGAGTCCCAAGTAAGAACATCACCGTCTTGGACGGATGTGATGGTAACATTGCCGATGTCGTCTAGGTTCCCGACGGTCTGTGGCGGAAGCGGTTGATTCTCCCACACCATCAGGGTTTCGTTATACACCAGAACGTCGTTGTTGTCCGGGTTGGAGATCAACACATCGCTGATCTCCCCCAGCTCCGTCTCTTGAAGAATACCCTCAAACAGCTTACGAAGCGTTACTTCTTCATCGACTTGAAAAGGAAAAAGCTTTGACTTCCGAATGTCAACCATCGTGGATAAAGCCCTCCTTGGCTAGGTCTAGAGTCGATTAAAGGGCAGGCGCTTGGTAGTTCGTGTCGGTCACGCCACCATCAGCGTTGAGCTTAGCTGCAAGGGTAGCACCCCAAGCACGGAGGCTTTCGATGTTGGCCTCAATTTCAGCGAAAGCGTCGGCCAATTCCTTGGCCTTGTCGCTATCACCTTGGCTGAAGAAGTCGCGGGGTTTCAAGTTTGCTGCGGGCATTTGGTATTACCTCCTTTCGGTTGGTTGTCTAGTTACACTCAGGTCGGTTAAGGTTGAAAGCGCACCAGTTTGTGTTGTTCAGCCACCCTCGGCACTTGTGAGTACCATCGAGAGGGGACACAGGGCTGGTGTTAAGCTGGTAAAGAGAATCGGGTACAGAGGCTCCACCGCCACCTTCTCGGATGTAATACCGAGCCCGTGGACTACAACCTCCGAGCGGACTACAACCTTCCCCGCTAGGAATCCACTGAAGACGCTGGTACGTCCACGAGTACACAGGGGCGGTGTTCCACTCAGGCCACGCCGTAAGGCGTTGGTTGTACGTCCACAGGTACACTCGGGAAGAGGGGGCAGTGGTTGGAGAACTGGTGGGGTTAATACCCCGATACCGCTCGTAGAAGAAAGCCGGATGTTCCCAAGGAAGATAGTTACGATCTCCTCGGCAAGTAGAACCAGCCTTAACATCCCACGTTGAGAAGCACGTAGCTGTCTTTCGACGTTCGTCTAGAAAACACTCCCACTGAAAAGTCACTCCAGCCGGAGGCTCTCCATTCAACACAAGGTCTCCGTGGGAGTACAGGACATCCCATTCCGGCTGGGGGAGAGGCCAAGGATAACTCACATCGCTAGGTCGCCACTGGTTGTCCGGAAGAACGGGGGCCGTGACTTGTGCGATTGCAAACAGGAACGGAAGAATCATGTTGGGTTAAAGCCTCTTTGTTGTTGTCTAGGGTCAGTAAACGATTATGTACACAAAACCATCACCACCTCTACCACCAGCACCGGAATCACCGACAGAATCGGTAGCTCCGCCACCGCCTGCACCACCAATACCCAAGACACCATCGCCACCCTTCTGAGCATTTCCAGTGATGGAAGCAGCCCCACCACGAGCAGGGGTCAACAGCGAAGTCACGGGAAACGGACCGGGGATCGATGCATCGAAAGTAGCGTTAGCACCGGGAAGAGGGTCACTCGGAGGGCTGGGGATGATTGTGGGGGCAATCAAGCTATTGTCAGCAAGAGCATCTCCACCCGGCCCGGTAGTATTCAAATACCGAAAGACGGAAGAGAATTCGACGTTAAACACAGCAGGAACAGTGCTTGATCTTTGGACAGCAGTACCACCACCACCAACAGCCCCGCCTACAAGGGTATATGTATACCCGTTGATTGTAACGGTTGTGTTACCTCCTGCTACCCCGTTGTTTCCGTTGGTGGAGTTTGTGGTCTGAGCAGCTCCACCAGCCCCACCCGCACCAATGTCAAAGGAAATTGACGAAGGGAAGTCACTTGCGTTGAAGATACCGAGCAACCGAGGAACGGAGCTAGTTCCTTGCGTGCCTCCACCTCGGATACTTGCCGCAGCTCCTTTTCGTCCAGAACCGCCACCCGGACCACCACCACAAGCCCACACCTCCACCTTCGTACCGAAGTCGGGCTTGGACCACGTCCCCGCTCCGGGGGTGGTAAGCAAATACGTAGCTAACGGATTGTCTCGGGAACTAGCCGTCAACGAAGCCAAATCCCGGACCCGACGACGCTTCTCTCCGTCCATTTGGTTCAAGATGCGATTGGACTTTTGTTTTTCAGATCGATTGAATGTAGACATGGTCCTTACCCTCCGTGGTGGGACTCGTGGTATGTATGAGCCTAGAGTCGCGGATTGTACTGTTGTTCGGGGGTGTTGTCAACTAGCATGGAGGGATTTCGTTCTCTCCACACCCGTAAGTGTTGATGTGCTTTGGCTTCGATGTACGGGTCGTAGGGAAGGTCGTACCCGCTGGACCCATCCCAATCTTGGAAGTAATCCCGGTAGAACGTCACCTTTTCCGCGATGTGTGAGTGCTCCCGTTGTAGTCGCACCAAGTCCTTGGAAATCCAATCGAAGTCGTAGTCCGAAATCGTTGACTGGTACATCCGGTAGTACAGGAACGAATGAAGAACCACCCTTCGCCTATGTCGGTTGATGAGTTCCCCGATCTCTCGTTCGGATTCTTCAAGAGGTGGGTCGTAGATGATCCTCCAAGGCTCAGACCTCCTAGGAGCCTCCGTAAGCCCCTCTCCACCCTTACCCGCACCCTCGGCCTTACCCACGGTCTAGGTCGGGCTTAGAGAGGCTCTCAGGCGCCTTAGCGTTGATGTTGTTGATCCGCTCTTCCCATCGAGCACAAAGTTTGTCTGCTTCGGTCATGATCGCGTCGATGTTATCCACCCCAGCCAGAACTTTACCGCCGAGCTTGATCGGATGATTGAACGCAGTCCGGAGAACCTCGGGATCGTTTTCCAACCCGGCACGGTGTTCTTGCCTGAGCTTTTCCAGCTCCATTCTTGTTTCGTACCGATTCCTCGATTCGACGGAGAGGTCGTGGATGAGCTTGTTGAGTTCGGGGGTGGGGAGGTGGGAGTAGTCGGAGGTCATTGGTTCAATCCCCTTGGGTTCCAAGAGACGGTAACGCTCTTGAGGGGCTTAACACCCCACTCGCTGTGGGTCATAAGTTTTTCAAGCCTGTCGTTTAACAAGTCGATCTCGGCCATAACGCGGTTGATCTCAGCCTGCCATTCTTCGTGGGTCACTTGGTCAAATCCTCGGTGGAGACGGTAAGGGGTTTGGTTCGATCCATCGTACCGGGAAACTTGGACTCGGGACGAACGAACATCGAGAACTTCTCTCGGATAGCCCACGCACAAGGATCGGGAATCCGAATCTCGGAGGGATCGTCCCACGGCCAGATGGGAAGACCACGCCAGTATTCCCATCCCCACACTTGGAAATGCTTTCCCGTCTTGGCTTTGTGTTCGTCGCTCAAGCGGTTGAACTCGTACACGGCTTTCCAGTAATCCCGTCCCGTCTCGAAGTCGTGGGGGTTGGGGTACTTGATTCCATCCGGGGGTGGAACACCGAAGGGACTTGTCATGTCGAAGTTGTCGGGGACTGGTTCACACATCTCGGCTAGGGTTTTCACTTCAGGCGCTCCTCGATTTCATCGACCAACTTTGCCATCACCGCGTAATCCGTAGAGCCGTTCTCGATCATCAGGCGGAGAATGTCCAAGTGGGATTTGATCCGATCAAGCATGATCTCACCAGTCGTGGATCGGTGACGCGCATGCTTACCGTCCCTTGCCAGCTTACGGCGGTAGTGGCGCTTTTGGTAGTAGTACTTGTCGGTGGTGTCCAGATCAGGGAATTCGGTGCACTTAGCCATCGTCGTCTTTCGCCTCCCGGCGCAAGTGTTGTGGGGAGACGCCAAGATAATCACCCGGCGCAAGAGTGTCTAGTATCTTACAAACCGAAGGTTTAGACGGTATTAAGAAACTACGGAGTAGTAGAAGTATTAAGTCTTAAGGAAGGTTAGAGAGATTAAGAGTATTGGAAGAAGGGTAGATTACTCTTGGTAGGTTGAAGGAGTACTTCTTCGTAAGAAGAAGTCTTAAGTTCTTAAGGATAGTAGTATTAGTACTAGTATTAAGAGCTTTTATTCTTTGATACCACGGTTCAAGCAAGTTGTCAAGTCCCCCATCGCCAAGCAGAGCTTGGCTCTTATCACCCCCGCCAGAGGCGGGTACTGTTGCCGATCATACAACCACCTTATCCAACAATCTCATACACTTACCACAGGAATCGTATACCTCCTGTTCCTCCTCAACTCCTTCGGTAACACCTCCTTAAGCTGAATGTTTCCCAACTGAAGAGGCAACCTCGTATCCACCCGCTCTAACCGTATGGAACCACCCCTTCCCCCATCCCTCGTATCCCGGATGTACTCGGCTACCGTACCCA